ATAATATGCAATATTGCAAATTCCTCGAACATTACCGTGAATACACAAAAGGTAATGAGACACCTGAAAGTATCCACCTCTGGTGCGGTTTAATCGGGATAGCCGGAGCCGCCGAACGCCGCTTCTGGATTCATCAAGGTTTCTTCAATCTAATCCTAAATCTCTATGTTATGTTTCTAGCTCCTGCCGGCGTTTGTGCTAAATCAACAGCTATGAAATTAACATCAGATATGCTCAGGGAAGTAGGAGCCAAAGTTTTCGAGGGATCTATAACAAAGAGAAAAATTGTAGCTGATATGATGGAAAATCAGCAAGCTTTCGATACACCGGGAGGGAAAAAATTTCTACATACATCTATTACATTTACGGCCGATGAGTTTAATGAGCTTATTTCATCTGGCGGTGGGGAAATTATAAAGTTTTTAACGACTATTTTTTCTAAGGAAAATAAATATATAGACAGAACTGCGACTCAGGGATGCTTTGAACTGATACGCCCTTTTCTTAATCTCGTTGGTAACGTAGTCCCACAATGGTTTTCACAGAATCTAGCCAACGATATGTCCGCTACAGGTTTAATGGCGCGCTTCATCATAGTATCTGAGAATAATAAAAGAGGGTTAGAACCTAAACCTATAATGTATTGGATTTTTAATGAGTTTGGAGAAATAAGACTTTCTCCAGATGGCGACCAATACTATGATTTATGGTATCGAGCTCAAACTGTCGATAGGTCAGATGACGATCGTTTAATCGACTATATGGAGAGAAAAAATAAAGTTCATGTTTTAAAAGTTGCTGCTCTCATGGCTCTCGGAGATTGCCGAAAAATAATTGAAGTTATTGATTTAAAAAGGGCTATTCATATCATAGAAATTGAGGAGAGAAAATTAAGAAAAGTCTACGCTAACATAGGAACTAATAAATATTCAATGTATATCATTAGAATTTTAAATATTTTAGATTCTTTCGGCGGAAAGTTTCCCATGAGAAAACTTGCTCAGATGCTTTTCTCTAACTTGACTAATGAAGAGATAGTTAATATAGTTAAACAATTAGAAATGATGGGAAAGGCAAGACATGATATTATAAATGGTGTTGCTTATCTCGTCAGGGTTGAAGGAGAATAAGATGCCTACAGTAGCTGCTAGAATAGATCGTCTCTTAAATAAAAGATTAAACCAGTATTGTTCAAGAAATAATATCAATGTAACTAATTTTTTAAGAGAAGCTATCACAGAAAAACTTACCGGAGATGCGCTTTCTTTAAATACTGATTGGAAAGTAGATGCGGCTAATCTTTTAGGAATAACAGTAGGGCAACTTCAATATGCTATAGTAAACGGTAAAAGTGCAACCGAGGTCATAGCCCGTTTAAATGATAAATCTGATACTATCGAAATGGCTCCTCTATCAATCGAAAATACTTTTGGCGTACAATTTACTAGAAAAGATCAAACGGATGTTGCGACTATTAAAACTACTGGGTCAAAGATTGAAATGGTTAAGAATATTTTGATGAAGATTGAAGACAAATTATTAGAGGAGATGGATGATTATGAATTCTGAAGAAAAGCTTCTTAAAAAAATGATTGATTCTCATTGGAGCTATGTAAAAAAGGTCATTGAGATAGAAATAGAATCTAATATCTTTGAAATTTCTAAAGAAAAGTATTTAGAAACAATAGAATTTCATTATAAAACAGCTATGGCGCATGGATATAAACATGCGAAAGAGGAAATAAAATGACATCCATAACAATCCGACTTTCTAAAGAATCAAAACAAAGATTATTTTTCGTTGCTGGGCAATTTAATTTAAAACCGGCAACTATTATAAATGACGTAATTGATAATTTTTTACCTTTTGTTGATATACCAGAAGATTTTATAATAAAAACGGGGTTATTAAATATATTAAATAAAAATGTGCCACTTCGGTCAATTTTGCCCTTTACAGCGTCAATGCTTTCGTTTAATATGGTAAATGAATTTAATATAAATATAAAAGGACACGAATATAAAATTGACCCATATCCTGAGTATAGTCTAATCGCTGGGATCAAAATGATTGAACGATTATACCAAGTAACAAAGATTGCAGATAAAATGCCACCGGGGAGTAAGTAATGTCAAAAGCTCTTTTATTAGAATTATTATCTAATGACCCGCAATATATTAGGAAGATTGCTAAACATTATATAGAATTAGGCGATTTTAAATTTGTTGAGCTTGATCTTGGCCTACCCGCAAATTCTATTGAAGAGATATTCGAGGAATGTCCTGAGATAGCCGATGAATTTGAAGATTCTTTACAAACACTTACTAGGAAAAAACTTCAAAGAGAAGGTTCGCATAAGATTTTCAAGATAGTTGATTCACTTTATAAAGTACTTGAAAATAACGATACACCAGAGGATGGTGGGCCTTCTGTTTCGGATAAAGTAAGAGCCGCTAATACTTTAGCTAAGCTTTTCGATCCGCCTAAGCAATCGAAGAAAGATGATAAGGAAGCTGATCTTGACGATCTATTACGACAACTAGAAGATGACAGGAAGAAAAAATTACTCAAAGAATGATGTTTTTAAGATATGTATAGAGTTATCAAAAACTTATAAAGATGATTTTGTCGGATTTGTCAATGATTCGATAAACTTTGATGGTCTAAAGCATAAAGGGCTTACTTTTCAGCAAGACGAGATTGCAGAAAAATTAATAGAAAATAGAAATGTCTGTGTCTCAGCCGGCGGTGGCATTGGTAAGTCTGCGCTAGCTGCACTTTTAACAATTTGGTTTTTACCTACCCATCTATATTCAAGAGTCCCCACAACAGCCCCTTCTAGAAAACAGCTAAAAGATGTCCTCTGGGCGGAGATCGCCTTTTGGTTAAATCGTTGTAAATACCGTAAAATATACGAGCTTTTCTCGGAACGCCTTTTAATAAAGCACCATCCTGATTGGTATGCTGTTGCTAGAACTGTTCCTAAAGAAGGGAACGCCGCTTCGATTAATGATACTTTTGCAGGTTTTCATGGAAAGGGAGATGACGATCTTCTCCTGCTGGTTGACGAGGCATCTGGTGTACCCGATCCAGTCTTTACAGCTATTGAAGGCGCAATGACTTCTGGCGCTTATGTTCTTCTAATTTCAAATCCCGTCTCAACTGGTGGCTATTATTACGATACTATCAGTGATCCTAATGGCAAAGGCCGTTCTTATAAAGTCCTTTATTATGATTCTAGAGAATCCCCTCTCGTTGATAAAGATTTTGAGCAAAGAATTATAGAGCGCTACGGTAAAGACTCAGCTATGTATATTTCAAAAGTTACTGGGCGCCCTATTGCTCAGCTAGAAACCGTAGTTATTTCTCCTGAGAGATTTGATAGGATAGTAGGAGCTAATCGCACAAAGTTCTTAGGTGATGTTATTCTCTCCGTTGATGTAGGTGGGGGAGGAACTGACCCTGCCGTTTTCTGCCACAAGATTGGTAAATCAATAGCAAGATGGGATGAATTCCCTTCTGCAAATCCAACCTCTATAGCCGATGAAGTAATCCGAATTTACAAACTTCTCTACGAAAGTAAGAATTTCAAATGTATAGTTGATGGTGTGGGAACAGGAGCAGGAACTGTATCAAATCTTCAAAAAGCAAACATGTTTCCTATTATCCCTTTTATAGGAAGTGAAAAATCAACCAATCCTATCATGTATAACTTGAAAAGAAGTGAAGGTTATTATCAATTATCTAAAAATTTTGAGTACCTTCACTTTCCAGCTAAACCGCCAGAGCGGTTAAAAAAAGAATTGGCGAATTTATATTTTGACTTTTCGGCCGGGCCTATTACAATGGAACCAAAGAAAAAATTTATCGCGCGTCTAGGCTTTTCACCCGATCATGCAGATGCTTTAATGATGGCTAATAGTATAGAAATTGCTACTGGTTTAGCTTGTAGACCTTTTATTGCAAAAAGATCTACAGCAGGTTTAAATATTCTAAATAAAAGACAAAAGTTCGGAAATAAATTTTCTAAATTTCTAGTTCGTTGATAATATTGTAAGTTGTCATTAACAACATAGGAGGCTATATGTTTAATTTTCTTAAACGAAAGCCGCAAGCTATCTCTAACGCAGATTATAAAAATGTAAAAATAAAGACTTATGGATCGGGTGAAATAGAGCCAGCTTTCGATGAAACTCTTCCGGAACTTCGCCCTCCTGCTGGGTTAAGAAAATTTAAGAACATGGAAGATAATGAGCCTATAATCGGTGGGCTTATGCTTCGTATTACCAACATTTTTAAGACTGCTAGTTATCTTGTAGAAGGCCCAAATGCTAAATTAGTAAAAGATCAATTAGATAATCTCCCACATGGAATGATTGGGCTTTTAGAGGATTTTTCATCTGCTTTAACTTTCGGCTTTTCTCTTAATGAAAAGATTTGGAAGAATGAAGGTGGTAAAATTGTCTTAGCTGATCTTGAGCCTAGATACCAACCAACTATTGAAGAATTTGTATCTGTCAAAGGCATAGATAGCTCAAATCAAATATATGCTAGACAATATACTACAGAAAAAGGCCAAGTAGATATTCCCCTTTCTAAATGTATACATTTTACACCGAGGGCTAGAAATCGTAATCCTTACGGGCGTTCGATTTTAAGATCAGTTTATAAACCTTATTACTATAAAGCATCAATTGAAGCTTCTGAAGCGCAAGGAATCGATAGATCTTTATCGGGTCTTCCAGTAATGACATCTCCAGAAGGCTTTGATTTTGTAAATGCTGATTCTTCTTCTCCGGGTTATGACGCATACCTTGCTTTAACTTTAGATTGGGCTGAAAATGTTGTTTCTAAAGTAAGAAAAGATGAGATGCAAGGTGTTGTTAAACCTTACGGGTGGACGCTTGAACTTCTAAAAGGTGAAACTTCAGTAACAGTAGATTCACCTGAAATCTTATCTCGTTACAATGTTGAGATCGCAGTCGGTCTTCTCCAAACTTTTGCTGTAACAGGCGGTTTTGCTTCAACAAATAATAGCAATATAGAAGAAATGATTAATGATTTTCGAGATTCTTGCGATTCATGGCTTGCTATGATGGCTACGGTTATTAATAAACAGCTAATTCCTGACATCTGCCGCTTAAACCTCAAAAAATCTTTCCCAAGGCTTCGATTTAAAAGCACCAGTAAAGAACCTATAGATAAACTCGCTGCTTTCGTCGCTCGCCTTGTTGATAAAAATGTAATTGACCCGACAGTTACTCTTCAAAAAGCAATGCTAGATAAAATCGACGTTGATTATACAGAAAATGACGTAAGACCTCCGGTGGAGAAGGAAAAAGATTCTATAAAACAGCCTATTCTTCCGACTAAAAAGTTTGAGAAATAAAAAAATTTGGTTGGGGCAAAAAATAAATGGATATTTTATATATACTATATAAAAATGATATTAAATAATTCGATTTTTAATATTTATGAAGGAAAAATAGATGCCTTACGAAGGGGAACATAGTTGTAGATTAAAAGAACCCTCGCAGTTCGCAGAATTTCGCAGAAAGAATAATGAACGCTCTTCTGGAGGCAAAAAATATGATGTGATCTACGGAATTAAAAAGGGTAAAAGTGAAGAAGCATCTTATCGATACTCTAAAAAAATTTGGAGCGAGAAAGAAGCAAAATCTCATTGCTCTTCGCATAAAGGTAGATTTGAACCTGCAAAAAAGGAAACCACATCTATGATACACCTTGAAAAATTACATTGGGCTATTCTAAGTGATGCTCTTACAGATATTTTGAATAAAGCTAATGATAATATTGAAGCTTTTTTTGATGTCGGAGAAGATGCTTTAACGCCAGTTAAAAAAGATAGCGGCGTGGCTACATTAAATATAAATGGTGTCATCTTTGGGCGCTCTAATATCTTAAGTTTACTTGGTATGGGGGTTTCTATCGAAAATCTTGAGCATCAATTCGCTCAAGCTCAAGCTGATACTGATGTAAAAGAAATTAAGTTTATATTTGATACTCCCGGAGGTGTTTTCCAATCAACGAATAAATTTGCAGAGAAAATTTTTGCTTCTCGTGGTAAAAAACCAATGACATCGATAGTAACAGGTACTTGTGCTAGTGCCGGCTATCTAATAGCATCAGCCACAGATTCAATCCAAGCTACTGATGAAACAAATCTTATAGGAGCAATCGGCGTTATTCTCCCTGTTTCGCCTAAAAATAAAGATGAAAGAGTCTTTATAAGTTCAAATGCGCCAAGAAAAACTCCTGACCCGGATTCAACTATAGGCTTAGAGGTATATCAAGGAATTGTTGATCGCCTAGAAGCCGTTTTTATAGAAAAGCTAGCGAGAAATCGTGGCGTTTCTACTTCATATGTAAAAGAAAGCTTTGGTAAAGGCGATATTCTTTTAGCAAAAGAAGCTATCAAGGCTAAAATGATTAACTCACTCTCTAATTATAATGGAGGCGATATGGAAATTACTGCAAAAATTTTAAAAGATGATTATAAAGCAGTTTATGATGAAATTGTAAATGAAACTGCTGCCCAATTCACAGGAAAAGATGAGGAGATTACAGCTCTCAATACTAAAGTTGAAGAGTTAACAGCCGAAATCACGGCGCTTCAGGCAAAAATTCCTGAAGAAGAATATTCTGACCCAAAGGCTCGTGAAGCAATCGCTAAAGTAGAAAAAGAATTACTTTCTACTAAACTTTCTGGTTGTTTAGAGGATGTTCAAACTGCACTTGTTAATTTGCATGGGAAAGCTTCTATTGATGAAATTATGGCTATCGGAAAGCTTTTCACAGATATGCAAGCTAAAATTGATGAAATCGGTAAACCATTAGGTTCTATCTCAGATGAAGATGTCAAGCTCCAAGATCAAATTAATGCTAAAGTTAAAGAACTTACTGATGCCGGTATGTCGCAAACCGACGCTTATACAAAAGCGTGTGATCTCTATATGTAAGGGGGTTCTATGGAAAAGAATGTCGAGAAAGATACTGTCGTCCCTAGCGTTACATTGGTGGGTCAAGAGTATTACGCCGTCGATTCTGATGGCGCAAAAACAACTTCTCTTGGCCAATGGGCAAAGGGCGTAGTATACGAAGGCCATGCAGCAAACGAAGGATCAGTTATAGTAGTCCATGGTGAATGCACTGCCAAAGTTTATGGACTTTCTGATAACATCTCTCAAGATGATGCTCTCGTTGCTGGTTCTAGCGGCGTTTTTAAGAAAGCTACAGTTGGCACACACGATGTGCGAGCTAGAGCACTTGAAGACGTTACAACCGATACCACAGCTTTAATTTTCTTGTACTAAGGAGGTAAACTATGAGCGCAAAAGGAAATTGGTATGATCGCGTTACTTCCCAATTCGTACAGAATGCTGCTAATATTTACCTACAAGAAAGTGGTATTCCTGCTTTTAAAATTTTTCCTGAAGTCAAATCAGGAAATCTCAAAGGTAAAATTGCAAAGTACGATGCGGACGATTGGTTTTATATTGGCACTGTCGCTGATTACATTCGCAAAGGGGCGACTGAATCTGCAGGCGACGATTACACGACAGATTCTCAAGACTACAGCCTTCTGCAATATTCTTTTCATAAAGATGTTACAGAAGACGAAGCTAACGAATATGAAAGTCCTTTCGGGGCAATTCGTGATGCTGTTCGTTTCGTCTTGAATAGAATCCGTAGAGTAATAACTCTGCATCTTATTCAAAGCTATGTAACAACAGGTATTTGGAGTGATGATTTAGTTGGCACAACTGACTTCACAAAATGGTCAGATGCTTCTTCTACTCCTGTTGCAGATGTGTTGAAATGGCAAGAGAATATTCAGAAAGTAACTGGCTTCAAGCCAAATCGGCTTCTCGTTGCTCCTGATGTTCACCGTTTTCTTAAAACGAATACAGCCGTCACTAATATCATGAAAACAACTGAAACTAAAGTTGTAACCAATCAGCTTTTAGCTCAACTGTTTGAAGTTGATTCTTATGAAATTCTTGATACTGTTAACAGTGGCGCAACTGGATTTATGATGGCAGATAAATTGCTTCTGATTCATACGCCAGATAATCCGTCAGTAATGGAGCCTTCTGCTGGTTATACTATTACTTATCGAAATAGCCAAAACCCACTTGATGCTACAAAAACAAAGCGTATCGAGATGGAAACAAAGAATAATGCAGTCAGAATCGAAGTTGATGTTCATGCTGCTCCTATCGTTTTGGCTAGTGATCTTGGCGTTTACGCGTCAGATGTGGTGTAAATTATGACTAATGCTGAGTTACTCCTTGAAATAGGAAGTGAAGCTTACGCGGATCTCAGCTCAACCGAGATAGCGGCGCTTATTGCAAAATATAGCGCCGCTCAATCTCGCATAGCAGGACTTCATGCTTTTCAACTTTTGATGAAGAAGTTTCAAGCTACTTATCGAATGGGGAAAACTTATGAAGCTCTTTCTCATAAGTATGATGCTTATAGAAAAGTATATAATTGGTATTGTCAAACTGTGCAAGCAGGTATAATTACTGCGACTGATGCTGAGCTAGATGATGTCGCAACAATAGATAATAATAAGTTTGCCGCCGATGAGAACTAACGATACTATCTCAATTTATAAAGTCGTAAAAGATTGGAAGGGCGTTATATCTTCTTCCACGCTTTTAGGGGATTATGAAGTTTGGCGAGAACACGGCGAATGTTTTGAGTTTAAAACTTATAATTCGCAAGTTATTAGACACAAAGTAGGAGATGGGTTTTTCATAATGAAAGATGACATTGATTTATCTGATACTTATACAGTAATTGATGGAGTTCGTTATGAAATAGCACCTTCTGAAAAACTTTATAAAAGGAACGGCGACTTTCATCATGCCGAAGCTTATTATAAATGAAGTACACAGCAGGAAGGGTCTTTGGTGGCGATGATGGGGGTCTCGATAATTTATCTGATAAGATCAGAGAAAAAGTCGCACTTAAGATATATGAGCTTATAAGAAAGCTCAAAGATTCTGGCGAATTTCCTTATGATACTTATACCACGAAAAAAGGAAGAAAACGTACAGAAGACACAAGAAAAAAATGGAAGTATCCTTGGCATCTTTGGTCTCGTGGTGCTGTTTTTGTAGGAAATAAAAAACTAAAAGGCCCTTTTTATAAAGGCAAATTTCCTGCAAATGCTAAAGATAAAATAGAAGTTGTTTTTTCAAATGTGAAGGAACAATCACATAGAGATTTCGATTACGCTTTTATTAACTTGGAAGAACGCTTACATCTTTTCGATCATTATCCGACTGATAGTGAGATAAGACATATCATAAATGAAGCAACAAAAGAAGTTTTAGCAGGTTTAACTAAATGAGCAAGGAAATTGAAGTAGCTGAATGGCTCGCATCTGAAACTCCTGATTTAACTACTGGTGATAATTTATTTTTAATTAATCTATTAGAAACTACACAAGAAGGAGTTTGTGTACTTTTTTATAGAGAGGTTCAAATTGAAGGCTCTTTTAGCAGAGAGCTTTTACAAATTTTAATTTTTTATCGCGACTACGTTGTTGCGAACAACTTACGAAAAACTATCGTCGATTTACTCGATGGTAGACGTGGGACAGTGGATGGAACATGGACAGTTTCTGATATAATAAAAAGTGAGTTTATGGGAACTGATCCTCACGAAAGAAACATATTTTCTATAATTACTGAAATAGCTTATAAGGAGGCATAAATATGTCGAATTATTATCTTGGGCCTTGCCAAATCATTTTTAAAGGATCTGATTTAGGTAAAACTGAAGGTGGGATAAGAGTTACTGGTACTCAAACAACAGCAGAAATTCATACCGATCAAGACGGCGAAACACCTGTTGATGAATATAAAACTGGTACGAAAATAAGCGTAACAGGGTCATTAGCTGAGATTACACTTGAAAACTTTGCTAGCATGTTCCATACGACAGTACAATCATCTGACACTAAGCAAAAAGTTGAGGTTTCTCCTGGCATTGGTACATCTCTATTTGATCAAGGCGGTCGGCTCGTTGTTAAACCTTATGTATCAGGTGTTATTACTACTGATAAAAACAAATGGATCACTCTTCATCAAGCAGGAATGAAAGCTAATATTGATCTTGCTTACAATCGAAGCGATCAGCAAGTAATGGCATTTGAAGCCGTTGGGTATCCTGATTCTGATTCTCTTATTGCCACTTTTGGTGATACTACATTCTAATGATATTCTACGGGCCATGTACAGTTAAGCACGCAGGTAGAGATCTAGGTAAGACATTTGGTGGTGTTTCATTATCCTTGAAAACCGTCACTCGTCGCCCTGTAGGTGAATACAATGTAGAAGAAATAATAGTGGGAGGAGAGGGGGCAGCTAATTTTTATAGTTGGCCTTCTACCCTCTCACTAAATTCTACAACTTTACTGTATGATTTTAACCAAGTTATTTTAGAAGGGCCAAAATATAAAATAACATTATATTCTTGTAAAATACTTTTTGATGGCGATTCAATGAACTTTGGAATAGAAGAGCAAAAGCCTTTAAAAGCTAAGCTTATATTTAAACCGGACGCTTGGAAAAACGTAATTAAGATAGAAACATAAGGAGGAAACATGGCTAAGGAAAAAATTTTTGATGTAGATGATTATTTAAAAACTAACGGTGTCACATTAATTATTAAAGGGAAGAAATTTACAGTAGAGGATATTTCATATGATGTCCAAGCAAAATTTAAAAATCTTGGCGAAGAAGTCGATAAAGAAACTGATGAAGAAACAGTCACGAAAAGTGATGAGCAAAAAGATTTACTAGTCGAGATCGTAGGTTGTTCTAAAGATGATTTAAAAGGTTACGGAATGGTTGCTATAAATTCAATGATAAGGTACTTAATGGAAAATTTATTCCCGGAGCCTTCTCAAAAAGTTCAGTAATTCGTCTTGAGAGAGCAGGCTCCGTATCTCACATCCTAAATATAAATATAATTGACGCTTTATCATTATCAGATAGAAAACTTTATATTCTTCATAATGAAGCTAGACGACAAAGAGCTCTTGATCTTATTAATACAGCAAAATCATGGGGAGCAAAAGAACATCAAAACGAAATAGAAGATGCTCTTCATATTCACGGTCCTTATACGGAAAATTTTTATGATGAACAATTGGACTCACTTTTTAAGGATATGAAATGTCAGACCAAGCCGCATTTAAAATAGCTCTTGATGTTGTTGCAAAACTTGATAAGCTCGATAAAGAGTTCGTTAATTTCGGGAACCGCATTGAGAAAATAATGAACAATGCGGTTTCCCGTGCTTTCGCCAAACCTAAAACAACTTCTTTCAATAGATCTTTTGGTGATCTCTCCATAGAAAAATCCTTAAAAACTCAATATACTAAAGCTAGAAAGATTTTTGAAGATTTAATTAAGCTTCAAGAAAAACTTGTTAGACCTAAAGGGATTTCTGGGCGCGCGATTTCAAATCAAGAAAGAGATTTAAGAATAGCAGTAGAAAAAAATAAAAATGCTGTAGATGCTTATATAACTACTTTGAAGAAAAAAATCTTAACTGAAAATAAAGCAACTGCTTCTGAAGTTAAAGCGAAAGCTAGCACAAAAAAGCTTAAAAATGAGATAGCTAGATTAAATCAAGAAGTAAAAAAGCTTAAAGACGACATAACTAAATTAAATCAAAAAGTAAAAGCATCACATAAACCAGCTGAAGATTTTGATAATATCATAACTAAATGGTGGAAAACTTTTGGTAGAGTAGCTATAGGTTTTACAGTTGCTTATCGAGCAATGAACGCTTTTGAAAAAAGTATTAGTACTACTATTGATTTAGTTAAAGAAGCTATAATTGACTCTGGGGAACTTTCTGCGCTTCAAGGTGAACTTGCTACATATTATATGATAAGTGGCGGTTCTATTGAAAATTATAATAAATTCATTACATTCAATGGCAACTATCGAAGAATTATCTGTTGCTTATAGCGAACTCGCACAACACGGTGTTTTTATTCAGCCAGAAGAAATGAATAGATTCGCTGCTGTAAATGACGGTCTTATTCAAATCGCAAAATCAACTGGAGATAATGTTAAACAGATACGTTCTGAGTGGCAAGGTCTTTTAGATGGTCAAATGAAAGCCACTAATGCTTTTGTAAGATTTTTAAAAACAAGTGGTGTAATAACTAAAGAACAAGTTAAGCAACTTAAAGGACTTGGTAACAAAGGTGCTATTGTTCGTGGTATTTTAGAATCTGCCGGCGATGCTTTTCTTAAAATGCAGGAAACAATGCTTCGCTCAAAACCAGAAGCAGCATTAGCTAAATGGCGAGATGCTCTAAAAAGTGGGATTCTTCTTGCTATTCAAGATGTAAGTAAAGATAAAGGACTGCAGGGAACTAATATATTTGCTGAAATCCTTGTAGACCACATAGAAAATTTAAATAAGTTATTTTCTGATAGAACTGCGAGAAGTGCTTTTAAAGATGGTATAGACGCAATAGCAAGTAGTCTAGATAAAGTCCTTACTATGATGGAAGGTTTTATCATAAATACAGTTAAATTTAGTTCTTGGCTAGCACAAAATAGTGAGCAACTAATAAAATGGGGTAAGGTATTAGGAACAATAATTTTATATAAATCTGTTGCTGGTGTTTTAGTTGATATAGGGACTAAAGTAAGACTTTTAACAACAGAACTTACTACCAGTGGAAAAACAATTCGATCTCTCATGACTGGTTATGTTGGCATCGCTGCTCTTGGTGCTATTATAGCAGCATCATTAGGATCAGCGTATGCTAGTTTAAAATTATTAGCTGATTTAGAACTTTTACCGGATAAAATAGATAGAGTAAAAGATAAATTAAAAGGGCTAAATAAAATTATAGCTGATGAAGAATCAAAAACACCATCAGATGTTTATGGTATAAAAATAAGTTCAGAACTAGTAAAATTAAAAACCCTAAAAGAAGAAACAATAAAAACTTTAAATGAACTTCAGGCAAGATATGATAAGGCGGCAAAAAAAGACCCGATGGCAAATGCTATTGAAGGCATTACCAAACCTTTAGAAGCTTCATGGAAAGCAATTAAAACAATTCTTGATAAAATGCTTCCAGACCTTAAACTTTCATTTGCTGATTTTGATAAAACAGTTAATGATGCGCTAACTGATACAATGGGAAAAACATCATGGAAAAATGTTTTAGAAGGAGAATTAAAAGCCGCCACGAAATTTTATGATGATTTTATTCAAATAGTAAAAGAAGGCAACATAGAAAAATATGAAATTTATAAATATTATGCTCAACAAGAACTTAAAGATCAGATAAAAGTTCAGCAAGATAAGTTAAAAGTCGCTACTGATGCTATGTATGATTTGCTAAAAGTAACTGATTCATTAGCTATCTTAAAACCGGCTTCATCAGTTTTTGAAGCAACTGATTTAGATATTTTTGTGGAAAATGCAGACGATGTTAAAATTTTAGATATAGCTATAACAAATCTTATTAAAACTATTGGAGAACTACAAGATAAACTTAATAAAGTAGATGCAAGTATACTAGAAACAGAAATAAATAAATTATCAGATGATCTAAATACAGAATTATTAAATGTAAAAATATCTTATGCTTTCGATACAGAAGGTTTTGAAAAAGAATCAGAT